TCTTGTAGTCTACAATAGCACCATGTAAAGGTGAGCTGTAGTACATTTGATTGAGCATTTGTGGATACAGGTTATCTGTTCCAAAACGCACCCACATGTTAGTAGAATATCTACCGTTTACATAGGGCAGTGTCAAGTTACCTCTCCCTACCGGTAGGAATGGGGTGCTAAATGATTGATAGCCCTCTACCATTTCAGGGCCTTTTGGTTTTGTGTTAATAAATCTATCGTACCAAGCCATAGTTAATCGTATATTGAAGTTCCTGCAGGACCACTTACAACCATTCTCCCCTCTTCAATGACTACACCTGTAGTCTGTGCTATTGTAAGAGGCAAAACGAATGGTGTTGAGCTTTCATATACCTGATAAGTGTACTGCCCTTTAATTAGTATGATATCCGTTGGCTCATCTAGAGTAAACAGGTTGTATCTTTCAGGCCATGCACTTGTATCAGCGGATGTGAATAGCTTTGGTGTGCTAGTAGTATTCATTTCATTGGTGAATACAAATAAATAGTGTGGTGTAGTAACCGTAGTGACCTCTGAAAGAGTCAATACAAACTGATTAATAACACCTTGATCTAAGTAAATCACACCTATATTAATTTAGCTTTGTCAAATGTTCATAAAAAAAGCCCTACCATTACAGCAGGGCTTAAATATAGAGAGGTAGAATTGCTTATTGTACTCCGATTGCAGCAAGTGCTCCAGCTGTCATATCAATGTTGTAAGCTAAGTAAGGGTTCTCAGCAACCAATGTTACTGTATATTTTGAACCATCAGCTCTAGCTGTACCTGAACCCTCACCTGTAGCAGATAACTGCAAGTATGGGAAGTACCAATATAAGCCATTAGCATCTAAGATGATAGCTACTAAGAATTGCTGTCCTGTTCCTAGGATTTTAATAGCACGTGACTTATCAGCATCTCTTCTGTGGAATACTAAATTGATTGTTTGAGTTACAAAAGAGCTACCATTAACTAGGTCAATAGTGCTATCCTCTGTGTAGTTGGATGTGTTTCGGCGTACCTCAAATGGTTGGAATGCATCTCCAGGTGAATTTAATGTGATACCTGTAATTTGCCAGGCACCTGTACCACTTACTGTAGATGGGTCAGTAGGAGTGATAAAATCTATTTCATCCTGTGTATTAATCCAAACACCATAGATACCACCAATGTTGTTCTCGCATGGTTTTACGATAGTCTCTAATGATTGACATGTAGCCATTGTGTAAAAGTATTATATAAAGGGGAGTTACCTCCCCTCTATGAGTTAATTATTATGATCCAAAAACGATATCACCTGGATTAACAAAGCTAAAACCAACTTTCATGTTAGCACGAGTACGGATAACCGGCTCAGCAACAGTATCAGCTAAGTTCACTGCACGTAAGTCAGATGGATCTCCCTCACCATCAAAGGCAAAGATTAAATTGTCTTTCAAAGTGATAACAATTTTGTTGTTACTCATTCCTGGGCAAAGAACAATTTTGATACCTAAGTAAGTTAACGCCAAATCTTGAGTGATATATGCGTTAGTGTTACCTGAAGCTACTCCTAATCGGTAGATATTTACTAATTGTGTTGGTAAATAGATACGCAAATCAGCAGTACGTGATGCAATAGCTGCAGGAACCAAAGCAAAAGCACCTTCAATATCAGCTAATAACTGTGCAAATGTAGGGGTTGCACCACCAGTCATAGTGTAAGGTATAATACCTGAACCAACTGCACTAAATCCTTTCTCATAACCATCACATAAAGCAAGTTGTGGGTTACCGCTTAGGGTGTTACCTTGCCATCTTAATTGCTCAATTTGTCCGTTAACAGCATTTGCCATTTCTGACCAATAGAAGTTAAAGAAGTTAGCTACAGAAAAATCACCATTAGATCCTGCTGCCATCTGTAAAGATACAAATGATTGCTCAAGGTCAAACTGACAAACCTGAGCCATAGCAGAAAGAGCACATACGTCTACTTCATGTGAGCTTAATTGGTCAGTGTTAACGTTAGGGAAGTTACATGGTGATATAGCCAATAAGTCATTACCAAAAGTAACAGTACCAATTTTAGTCTTGTACTTGATACCTGGTAGAGTACGGAAGTTATCTGTAATCTCAGTACTGCCTAAATATGCTTGAGCATAGAATGCCTCAGCGTTAGGGGTTAATTCTGCACTTGGCAGAACGTTTAAATCAAATCTTAATTTACGCATTTTATTTATTATTAAATTTTACAAAGTTACTTAGTTTTTGTTGTGCACTTAAAGTCACAGCCTCAGCCATCTCCTCATCCTCTACCTCTACAGATAGAACTTCCTCTAATTGATTTTTAAGGTCAGCAATCATAGCAAGTAAAGCATTCATTTGCTCATCCATTGCAGGCTTAACTATAGCAAGGATAGCCTCTGCATCAGCTACAGGGTCTACTGCCATTGTTGTTTCCTCTGCAGGAATTTCTGCTGTTACTTCCTCTTCGATAACAGTATCTTCTAGAGCTACTTCCTCAGAAGCCTCTACTTTCTCAACATCTTTTACTTCAACTACTTTACCATCTTTGATGATATAGATTTTTTCGTTGATGATGTGCTCGCCATCTGGCAACATTAACTCATTCATTTTTGTTTTATTTTGGGATTGTTTTTGCTCGTTTAATTTCATGCCTAAGTATCCCTCAATAGAGAAACCTATCTGCTCCTGTGCTACAAGCTCAGCATAGTACTCTTTGTCAGTTACCTGAGCAGTTACCATTAGCGTACCCTCAGGCACTTCAATGCCAAATGATGAGTATGCCTTATCCTTTTTTGGGTTGTCTACTATCCATGCCTCAAGTACATAGGCAGGAACTGTCTGAGATTGGTCATGCTCCAGGTTAAATAGGTCTCGGTTGACCATCTGCTGCATGAATTTTCCATGAATTTTCTCAATCTCCTCTTTGGTAAACTTGACATTATACTCCTCATCTGTATCCTCATCAAAGCGATAGATCTCCATAGGTATCAAAGCAGGTGCAGTTACTCTATATTTGAGCTCATCCGTAAAGAATAAAGCCTTAGCCTGAGAATTGAATGCCATCCCTTTGACCTTAATGGCAGGATTGGATGTGAATGCTATCTGTTCAATGCCTAAGTCCTGTCCGTTTTCAGCGTATTCAGGGTCAATAGTAATTTTGTAAGTAGGGATATCTTTTTTAGCCATCTACCTATATTAAAAAAAACGTATATTTGTTCAAAAAATTAACTATGATAACTATCTTAAACAGGGAAATTCCTAACCAACTTGAAGAGCTCACCATTGAGCAGTTCGAAGTCATTACTGAAATCAATAACAATCAGGAACTTGACCCCATTGATAAGCACCTCCAGGTGTTTGCTTACCTTGGCATCCCTGAGTCTGAGTTTTGGGACTATGATGTGGCTGATTTTGTAGGGATGGTCAAAGAATTTAACTCAGCAGAACGCAAAGAGTACCCGGTAGTAGAAGAGCTAGAGATTGAGGGCTACATCTACAAGGCACAAATGAAGTTAACTGTACGTGATACTAAGATGATTGAGAAAGTAGCACTAAGAAAAGAGAAAGGATATATCTCTGAGATGCTAGCCATCATGTTCAAACGTGAGGACCTTACACCCACTGAGCACTACACCGATGCACATATCAAGCAGAAAGCAAAGCTCATCCGTAAATTGAATGCTGCTATCTCCATTCCATATATGATGTTTATCGCACAGAAAATAGGACAACAAGCTAATGATCAAGCTACCGAAGCAGTGGAGCCAAGTAACGCTTGAGCAGTTCATTGAGTTTAGTCAAATAGATAGAGAACAGGGAGCCTACCACTACAACAGTGAGGCTCTCTCTATTTTATCGGATGAGCCTATTGATGTGATTGAGGACCTTGACGTGGATGAGTTAGCAGAACTTGTTAACGAGTCTAGATGGTGTACCTCTGAGCCATCCAAAAGATACAAGCATGAAGTGCTAGGGTTGACTCTTAAGCCATTCAGTAAGCTAACTTTATACGAGTACATTGACCTTGACTATTTCTTTAGCAATAACTACATCACAAATCTTGATAAGGTATGTGCTATCCTGTACCGGCAAACTAAAGTGAATGAATGGGGTGATGAAATCATGGAGCCTTATGACTTTGACTGCAACATTAGAGCTGAGAAATTTCATGACCTACCTATTACAGATGTGTATGGAATAATACATGAGTTCCTGAAGTTCAGGGATAACTTTCTTAAGACCTATGAAAACTTATTTACCGGTGATCTAGATACTCCACTCACTGATGAAGAGAAAGCTAACATGGACCCTGAGGAAATTAAAGAAATTGAGAAAGAGCAAACTCAAGTAAAGTGGTCATGGGAGCAAACCATCTATGGCTTGACTAATGGGGACATAACTAAGAGTGATAAGATAGGTGTCCTACCACTCGTTTATGTTTTCAATATCTTGTCTATGAAAAAAGAGTTAGACATCTAATGGGAACCCTGGAGTGAAGCCTGGAGGTGGGTCAACTGCCTCAAATGTGTACACAATTTTCTGCTGTTTCTCAAGCACCTCAACAGCCTCTACCAATGGATATTTTTTAGTTAACCATTCAGTGTACTGTCTATAGATTTCTGCTGTGATACCTGCAGCGTTTAGCTCCTCAGTAAATTGTGCAACGAAATCTCTAGGGGTGATCACTCCACCATTCCAAAGAAACGCACCATTGTTCAGGAATATAAAGTAGTACATTGCTACTATTTGTATCTCTAACTTTTGGAAGCCTGTTATCTTGGCATTGATACGGATACTTTCTACAAGTGTACCCTCACCATCCACAACATCATTCCTGATTATTCTTTTTAGGATTGTAGCCATTCTCCTACGTGTAGGATATAGCACATTGAACTCCCCTGTGTTTGCGTATCTAGCCATTAGTTAATTCTTTATATATTTCCATTGTATCATCTACTAGAATGATACCCTTATCAGTTTCTACATGCAGCTGAGTATCACTAATCACCTCAATAGGTCCTGTAATTGTGTACTCTATTCCGTTTATATTAATCATATATCTGTACTATTACGCGTTTATGACCAAGGTTATCAGGTGTAGTGGTTGAATTTTGAACTGCAAAAATTAAGTAGTGATTAACCGCAGGGTTAAACGAATAAAGAGATATTGCACCTTGTACTAAATCCGAACTCACGCCATTACTTGGAGAATAACAAAATAAATTAGTTCCGTCAAAATAAAAGTTTCGTTCGAATCGTTGGTGGTAATTTGTACCAGACATCCCCGAAGCTGTTGCAATTTGTGTTGCACCACTCAATGTATTTGAAGTGTTTATATAAATTCTAGCAGTTGAAGCAGTTGTACCTGCGGTTTTCGTTAGTAAATTTTTAATGTAAATTGTGTTATTACTTACCAACGTATTTGCAGGTATCAATACGGATGCACTTATTTGATTGGTATTACCTGTTAGGTTGCTACCATTGATGCTAGTTAATGTCCTTGGGTTAGTAGTTAAATCTCCACTACCTAAGATTGAGTTACCATTGATTGTCTTGATGTTAGTACCACTTACTAGCGTATCTTGCTTAGCATTCAAGGCAGTCTGTAAATCTGTTTGACTAGATAGTGTTCCTGTGATACCTCCCCAGGTTGCACTACCACCCGATGCTGCTGCTATTATCTGAGCACCTGTAATGGCTGTGTTAACAGGTAAGCCACCCACTATAGAAGTACATTCTAGCAAGTCAGTTGGCTGTAAATTTCCTGTGTGAGGTGTAAGGTTAGGCCTCCAATCTCCCCACCATTTAGGTGCACTCATACCTATATTACTTTAAGCCTCCGAAATGTTTATTGTAAAGGCACAGCACAGTTGGTCCAATCATTCACCGTTAATGTGATGTTCATGACATAGCCTGCAGCGTAGTCAAGTAGATCGTTGTTCAATGGTTGGAAGTTAGGTACACCAATCACATCAAAGCTATAGTCATTGCTATAGGTGAAGTAAACATAAAGGTCATTGAGTATCTGTTGTGTATCGCTTAGGATTGTGATGATGTTAGCTCTATCCTTTTGGATGATGTCAAAGCAGTAGATGTCAAAGTTAAACTCTGACGTGTTATCTGCAGGGTTAACAGTTACCGGCACTATAAAAATGATAGGATACTTCTCATCCTGAGTAGCGAAGTTAAATAGCTGTTCCTTAAAGTCACTACCTACTTTCTTTACTTGTAGATGGCTATTGTAGAACTGCTCAATGTGGTCGATGATTGCTTGTAGTGAGTTCATTAGAGTTCAGCGTTTTTGTTTATTTTGGTTATCTTATTCTGTACGTTTGTTATTTGTGTCTCAGATACTACAGCTGTGACGGTCATAGAGCTGTTAGATGTACCACCTCCTGCACTCATCACATTGCCTGTGTTAGCTGAGCCAAAGAGCTGAGCACCTTGAGGTACTTGCTGTGCTACATTAGCTCCTCCTCCCTCACTAGCACTAGCACCACCGCCTCCACCTCCTGAAGTTGGAGTACCACCTGAGGTAAGTATCTGCTTAGCCTTAGCAACATTGGTAGCAATCTGGATGATACCTGTAGCGAACTGAGCAATACCTGCAGCACCTGCTGTTACTCCATTCAATGGGTTAGATTGAGATGCAGCAACTAATGATGAGATTGCCTTGGCTGTATCAATACCAATCTGTATCAATGCATTAGCCTTGTTGAACTTCTCTAGTTTCTTTTGGTCCTTGATGAACGCAGCACCTACAGTATTAATTCCATTGGCTATATCGGATGCTAACTGTAGCCTTGCATCCCTTTCTTTTTTATCGCTTTCAATCCTAGCTAGAGATGCATCATTTGCTATTTTTTCTTGATCATCTTGGTACTTTTTAAGCAAAGCTGCCTTAAGTATCTCATTGTCCTCAGCTAGTTTTAACTCTGCATCATACTTAGTCTTGAGTGCCTCAAGTTTTCTTTGGTCCTCAGTGAGCTCTGCATCTGTTATTGTTTTGAATAACGCTTCCTGTTGCTTTATTTTAGCATCTGCTCTCTTCTGATTTTCTGCCTCCTCCTGTTTATTGTATAATTCGGTTAGGGTTTTCTTTTGGTCCTCAGTTAGTGTGGTATCTGCCAACGTTTGAGCTCTTAGCTTATCATACTTAGCTTTGGTCATGGCTAGCTCTTTGGCTGTTCCCTCCTCCATCATCTGTAGCTGTAAATCAGCAATGATGTCATTACCTTTCTTAAGGTTATCCTGCTCAATCTTAGCCTTATCTGTTGCTAGCTTATCGAGTTCCTGTTGCTGTTGCGTTCTGAACATCTCATTAAACTTAGCTTTCTCCTCTGCTGTTTTGTTAGCATCTGTTTTCAGGTCATTCATTAACCTTGCATACTTCTCATTTACTATAGCTACTTCCCTTGCATTAGCATCCTGTATCTGTGATAGTTCAAAGTCTCTAAGTGTCCTAGCGTTATCCAATCTATTTTTAGCTGCTTGCTTTGCTTTCTCCCTAGCTTTCTCTGCTGCTGCTGCTGCATCATCTGATGCTTTCTTATCTGCATCTTTTTGATCTTGTATCTCCTGAGCCTTGATACGTTTACGTTCATTGACTCCTGTTTGGATGATTTTACTTTCAGCCTCAATTTGCTTTCTTAACTCTTGTCGTTTCTTAGTAGCCTCTTCACCCTCCTGGTGTCTCATGGCCTCAAGGGCTTTCTTAGCTGCAGTCTTTCGCTTAATAGCCTCTTTCTCCAGTGCTCTTGATTTGTCTAACTCAAGCTGAGTGGTATCCTTACCGGATATCTTAGCCATGGCAATCTCCTGGTCATAGCTCTCACCTATTTTCTCACTACGTTTCTTTGAACTCTCTGATACTTTCTCATTGGCCTTAGCCATCTTTTCAGCGTTCTCATCTGCAGCATAGCTCGTTAATCCTAGCCAATCTCCTAAATCCTTTAAGCCCTGAATCAATGCGTTAATAGGTATCATTAAAAAGTCAAGTACTTTCTGTAGCACTCCTATCTTATGCAGGAATATCACAATGGCTGCCACAATAGCAATGATAACAGCTATCAATAAAAAGATAGGGTTGGCTAGAATGGTAGCACCTAATGAAACGAATGCACTACCAACAGTCATGATAACGGATGTGAGTGATTTGAATGCACCACCAATATCTTTAGGGTTAAGATTGCCTAGGGTTTTCTTAAATACATTAGCTTTTTCGGATGCACCCTCAAAGTCTAGGCTCATGAGGTCATTCTTAATAGAGCCAAAGCTATTAGATACTGCTTCAAACTTTGACCCAGTAGCAAATACATTGACCTGCTCATTAGCATCCTTTAATTGGTCCTTGAGTTCCCCTGCACGCTGTGCTAATCGGGTCATTGTTTCTGGATCAGTAGCATCTGCTATCTGCCCCTTAAGGTCTCTAAGTTCAGCCTTGATGGCAGCAATGCCGCCGAGCTTTAATGGTATTTCTACTTCATTCATGTTATGGCTTGTAATATCTTATCTCAATAGGTGTGTAGAATAGCAGGTTATCTGCAAAGCCTACGCCTATTTGAGTTGTGTTAATAACTATTGTATTGTTTGTGATTTGATAGAGTGCTGAGATAAGGCAATCAAAAATAGTATTGCTCACGATCACTATTATTTCACTCGGTAGGATAGTACCTATCTCCCAATTTTGAATGGTGCCTATGTAATCACCTGGGCCTACTCTAGTCCATACTATATCTCCAAAGCTAGACTCTTTGACATCTGCTGTTGGGTCAGCTGTACCTGTTTGGTTAAGCATTGCTGTGTACTTATAGTATGATGGGTCAACAGGTATCCCGTTCATTCTACCTCTTACCACGAGGTTATCAGTAACTATACCATCATCCTCAACGGAGTACCCCTCAGTGGCCACCATGACTCTGAGTCCACCCGGTACAATGTTACCCCTGTTGACTACCTCACCAACTATACCACCACCTGTGAGCACATTGCTGTTCATGCTCTTGGTCTTAACAATGGTACTGTTAGCTACCTGTTGAATACCTGAGATGTTAGGTAGTCCTACACCAGGTGTTCCGAATGGGTTAATGAATGGCATGAAGTTCACCTCACTATCTATGCTGATGAGCTCCACCTGTGTGAGCTGATTGGCATTAGCATTGTAATCAATAACCTTGTTAATGTTCCACCAACTATTGTCAATGCGTATCTTATCATTGAGCTCTAATGGTTGGATGTCAGACTCTTTAAGATTAAAGAATGCAGTCAACATCTTACCGCTATTTATCTGACCCATGGTCCGCCTCCAATACCTGTTATACAGATTGTTATCGGTTAGGCTTAATGGTTGGTAGTAGTAGAATGAACACACTGAAAAATTTAGATCCCAAGTAGGATTGAGTGGGTCATCGAAGTGACCTACATACGGGTAAGTAGTAACACCTGTCATACCCGTTGTGCCATAGTCATAGATGTGGTATGGTGAACAGGTACTCAATCCTATCTCAGCTGTACTGTCGTACATGATACGGAGGTTAGTCTTAGGTGCTTGTCCTGCAATCATTCCAACGTATGCACCGAATGGTGTACGGATGATTGGTGTAGGACCAAACAATACAGGCTTAGTGGTTACATCCTTTACATACTCATTGTCAAAGACTACCTCTGCCTGCCCGTAGATTTGATTAGTAGCATCCGTATACGTTTGGTTAGGGCTATCCTTATCAGGTGTATAGGTGAGTATTACTTTCTTACTTGTTAGCTCAGGTAGGAATGACAGTGACTGCTCTTTATCCTTGGCTAGCTTGTATGTCCAATCTACCTCTTTACCTGCATCGTAGTAATCATCCCTATGGATTAGGTTAAGTTGATTAGGCTGAGTCTTATCTACATCTGCATAGAGATTGTACATGTTGAAGATAGCCTTAACAAAGTCATTCTGCTTTATCTTTTTAGGCACGTAGTCATTCACATCAATAGTACCACCGATGGCCACAATGTTATTGGATGGGGTAATGCTGATGTCAATGCTAGTTATCACTGCCTGTATCTTAATCTGACCCGAGGCACATGCAGGACCTGAAGCTGAGCCCGTTCTCCATAGTGGAGCTTGAGCATTAGTAATAGGTGTTAATATCTTTGGCACCTTAATGGCTAGCCTACCTTGAGATAGCTGTGGTAAGTTCTGAGCAGTCAAGGCCATAGTGCATACAGCTGTTTGACTTAATACTGTAGTAGTACCATTAGGTATTGAGGTAGGAGTCTGAACTGCATAGGTAACCGTAGCACTGTTGTTCAGTGGTGCTGGGTTGGTGTATAGGTTGACAGTGTAGCACACAACACCATTCTGAGTAAGTGCTAACTGAGGTTGATAAAAATTAGGTGATGAGATACCATTCATCCCTGAGTACAATGTAACACCTGAAGAGTTGACTAGTCTAATCTCGTATTGTATCTGCACATTGTAGTCATACTGCTGTGCGTTATTTGAGCTGATGTTGAATGGGGTGCTGTACACTCCAGTAACAGGATTGTATATGTTTTGAGGGTCCTCAGTCTCAGTCCATCCTGCTATGGTTTGTAAGTTCTGAAACTCAGCTGCACCTGCAAAGAATGTACCTGTGTAAGTGTTAGGTCCTGCGTTAGCCTTGACAGTATAGTCTGCATAGTCAAAGTTATCCGTATCTCCATTGTATGGAATGACTAGCTTGTCAAACTTATCATCTACCAAGTCAGGCCAACTGTATGTAAACCCTGCACCTTGGAATATACGGTCAAAGTAAGTCTTAGCAAAGATGGCAGGCTTAAACTCCTGAGTGCTGTAGAACGCATCCCCACTACCAGGTAGAAAGTACTTGAAGCCATCCACCTCAGTGTTGGTAAATCTGTTCACCACATTGAACGCATCGTATGTATGGTTGAGGTCACTGAAATCTATATCGGTTAGCTCAAGGTTATTGATGGCTGTAAAGAAATCTGCTTTGCTTTCTTTAATCAATACCTCATACTCAACATGCTCCTCATACTGCTCAGTAATCTGTACCTTTTTAATGGCTGTGAGTTGTAGGCTAGCGTTCTCCATGACAGGTATTCCATCCTGAATAACTGAGCAGGTAGTTACTGCATTGATGTCAAACGTTCCTGCTTGGATGTTCACATCGTAGTAGTGGTTGAGCAGGTTATTGTTATTCTTACTACCTACCAATACAATGGTCTTAGAGAAGTTACCCTTTCTTTGACTTATATCTCTGATGTCTCCTACCTGAAATGTCAAAGGGAATGAAGTACCCTCCTTAACATCAAGGTATCCTGTTGCTAGTTGTATCCTAACCATTGACCATGTCGTTATTAGCTAGCTTAATAGTAATGCTTTGCTTGATTAAGTTCTTATTCCGTTGCTTGTAGTATTCATAGCTAGAGTTCACTATGTTGCAGCTGATATACTCAGTGCTCTCTGGGATGTCGCAGCTCTCATCGTAGTTGCTTATCTTGAAGTAGGTGTATGGTGAGCTGATTAACTCAGTGAAGTAGGTAGCCATCTCCTCAGTCATCCAATCAGTATTGAGGTCAATGGATTCCTCCACTGTTACATAGCTGTTGATGTACCCCCTATCTATAAGGTCATAGGTCCACTCAGTGCTAGCTATCTTACCGAGCACATCCATGTTGTACTGCTCACGCTGAACTGTACCCCTTTGGTATGCTCTACCTGTGAATGCAAAGCTACCCCATGAGCCATAGCGGTCTAGGAATATGATGCTGTACTCCTGCATCTGTGTTCTGCGATCTATGTTCACTCGGTAGGCTTGTGTTACCTGTGAGCCATTGTGCTCATAGTAGTACTCATACCACTGAGTGGTAGGCTTAATCAATGGCAGTGAGCCTGAGACTACAGTCAGTGTGCCTGCGTTGTTAGGACCTACCGCATTGCCTGTGATGTGGTCAGTGGCTCCTACACTCTTTCTCAACACATCACCCCCATCATTGGTGAATACTATCCTGTGCGTTCCTCCAGGAATAAAGCCATAGACTGCATTCATCCAAAGGTCCTGAGATAGTGTAGAGTAAAAGTTGGTAGCAG